GCGTAATTAATCGTACATTCCAGAGGCCCAGGGCTATTAAGATAGACATTGTAAAAGTTCGATTGTCCATCAAAGTCGCGCCATGCTATAGTCGAAGTTCGTGTCGGGAGAAACCTTACCCTGTCATAATAGGGTAGTTCCAGGTTATAAGCCCCCAATACATGGGCACAAGAGGCATGCGATCCATCTAATGTGGAAACGATGTCAATTCCATTACGTGACACCGCCGTTGGTGTTAAAGTCGTCAAACTGGTAGGTAACCTTTTTGAAAACCACATGTGTGGCACCACATTAGCTGGAATATCACTTGGAATAATGTTAATTCTTGTAGATCCACGTACTCCTAAAAACCCCCTTTCTAGGTACGAATAGAGGGTCATTGGAACGGTGAACTGATTGAGCATTTCTGCTCTGGGATAATGAGGCAGAGTCATCTGCTTCATTCTGAATTCTGTGAAAGTGGCGATATAGCTAGTTGTAAAACGTTTTAGCATGGTTCTGAGAGACAATATTTTCTCGCCGAAAAATAAGTCGCTGTCATCAGGAGTCCAACCTTGCTCCAATTCAATATCTGGAGTGGATGGCTCAGGATCATCTTCAACTGGTTCATCATGATCAGCACTTTGTGGGACTGCATTGTCCCTAAGATAACTGATTTTAGTAAAGAAAAGACCTTCCTCGTATGTTGTTACTGACGAAGAATTTCCATCCGCTACTGCATCATTAGCCATTGAAGCCGTTCGGAATCCAAGCGCTAAAGATTGGGTTCCTGACACCTGTGCTGGCAAGTCAACTGGTTCGATCAAGTCATCACCTTGGGCTCCGGCAATATTTGCGGAAATCCCATTTAAATCAGCTGCTGTCGATACTATAATTTCTGTACCGGTAGGCAGCGAATAGGTAATATCTCGAATCAAGGGTCTCGATGACCCTGTAAAAGACATTGCTATGAACGGTGTTGCTGGTGTAAATGTAATAACAGCTTCATCACCGATTCCGTTGAGCGTTACTGTCTGTGTGACAGTTGCATCAGCAAAAGCGGGAAACGGTTTCGTGAAAGAAGCGTTCCAGTTGATGTCGGTGTTACCTGCTCCTGTAGCTCTAAAGGTCAGAGATACAGGACGTCCTACGTACGCATAAGGTAGATAAAATGCTGGAAGAGTGGTTGTTACTTCTTCAATTCCATCATCTATAAGTACACCTCTTATGCTAGCGTTAACTCCAACACCTGTTCTCCAAGTCACTAAATTTGTTAGACCTTCTTCCGCGCTAACGGTTTGGTCCACAAATGTTGTAACTGGGGTAGTGAGCAAATCGGTTCCTGCTCGAATAAATTCAGGAGTCGAAATTCCACTAAAATCAGGTATTGGTTGTTCTTCGCCTCTACTCTCATTGAGTACGGCTAATGACGAAATTCTCTCCTGTGTAGGATCTTGGAGAGAAAAATCTTCGCACATGCGAAAGTACACGTTGACTGTGACTTCTTGTAAAAATTCAGAAGGTGTGGTCAACTGATTCAAAACGAATACCGCAAACTGTCCATTGTCGCTGTCGCGAGGTGGTTGCGGAAATGCTGTGAATGCAGGTAGGACTTCATCCCATGTAGTGGCTGTTTTACTAACCACCGGTAGGTAATTTCCATCCTGCACCCAACCTATCTTGAATACAGTACTTGCTTTATTGCTCAGATCAATTACTGCTCTGTTTGCCACGTTAAAAGATTCAAATGAGCGAACAGTATCGGAAACTCGGATTGGGTCGTGAACGACAACTAAGCGTCCACGATGGTGGCTGGAAACAACAGGTTGCAACATTATTTCCATACTACCATGCCAAGATTGAAAGAGATTTGAAATCCATCCTTGATTGGTAAATTGCAAAACTCCATTTTCATCAAGTATACCTTGTAAAGGGTTTACTCCGATATTAAACAGCATAGCACTAGTTCCGCTAGATGAGGACCATTCGAATTGCGTCAAATAATTCCATTTTCTAGTATGGTAGGCTAGTGCCAACTGATCTTCGTCTGATGCTCCCATGATAGTAGGGGAAATGCATGCTTCTTTCTTTGCAGTAAAAGACAATGCTCCTCCGGAAAATGGGGTATCAGTGCATGATAAATCATGTGAAAAGAGGTCGGTTAAGACTCTGGGCCGTGAAAAACCAAACATCTTTGCTACAGCTACTCCTACTTTAGCAACCATTTGGGTTGCTTTAGCATACATACCTATTCCAGGTACGTCTGTTAGAGAGCCAGCAATTTTGCCGATAATGTTAGCTGGTCCAGAAATTATCCCGTACTCGTCTGACTGTGGTTCTACTTCTGTCGTGCAATGCATTTTAGGGTTCTTCAGCATTGCGAATATTGAAATAGAGACAGGACTCATTCCATCGTTTGAATGACGTAGAGTATTAAAGGGCGCTACATACAGTCTGCCCAATCGATTCCATCCCTTGTTTGGGATTAGAACAGAATGATTCGGATGTAGAAAGGGCAAAGTTAGCTTCCCTCCTTCACTCAACGTTGGATCACACATTACGTGCTCCATTTGATGTAGGTTAATCAGTGAAAATGGATTGACTCCGGTGTCGCTGAAGACAATGTCATCACCTCCCATAGGAAGGTACGACACTATCAGACGCCCGGAATAAAAAGGTCCTCCATTGATCACTATGTTGATCTCCATATCCGTACGGAGGTTCATGAAATTCGTGAGTCGGGGTAATATTCGTTCGTCTTCGCACACTATGCTCCAAGGGTCCAACACGTCAAAGAAACCCTCTTGGGGTTCCCAATCGCGTGTGTAAATTAATACAGGTCGACTCAGAAAATTCTGAGCGTCATACTGGTCATTGGAAATATTTGTGCTAGGATCGCGAACGGAACTCAATCCAGAGCTCCATCCGCCTTCAATAGTGGAGAAAGTCACGTTCTCCTCTTTGGTATCTTCGTTTGTTTTTGTTTGTGTGTTTAATTGTGTAGTAATTCATAAATGTAATATACAAGCCGCGGATTAACGGCAACATAGAACGATAAAAACGAGATGCACAGGGGATTAGCACCCTATAGCATCACTGACTTCTGATTTTCCGGAATTTTTGTCATCGGAAGGAGCGTCAGCTAACTCCGGAAATACCTTGGATAGACGTCTGTCAATCCAATAACGGTAATTCCAACTTGGAATCTCTTTTAACTCCGTGCCTGGAGCGGAAGGGTGTTTCAGGGCGTTCCACAGTATGTTTGCGTTGTAATCATACACTTTCTCCTCGTGTCTTGACAACTCGAGAAAGAAAGGTGTTAAATTCGCTAAACAGTGATCTGTGATACTTAAATCGCTATTCTTCCAAAATAACGGTTTCCAAATGCTGTCGAGTTCTATTGGGGATTCGACAAATGTTTTTCCCCGCCAGTTGATGATTCTGAAACCACGTTTACAAAAAGAAAGTTCCTTCGCCTTGCGGAATTGGATCACCCCAGTCTTGCGACCTGGTGTTACTTTCATGTTGAAACTGTTGAAGGCTTCGAACACATTTTTTGGATC